GTCAGAACTTTTCTCTGTCCAGTAATTAATAAAGTCTAATTTCATTTCTTCAGAAAAATCTAAAACCATAACATCATTTAAAAATTTTTCTTTTATAGATATATTATTATTTAATGTTATTTCTTTATTATTATTAATAGTTGTTGACTTGCTTAATAACTTGTTGTTAAGAAACTTCACAACTTGTTCTTCATTTATCTTAAAGTGTTGTTTAGCAGGAACTCCCATACGTTTAGTTTCTATTATATTATGCTCTTTAAGAGTTTTAATAGCTTTTCTCTGTTGGTATGGAGTTAGTGTAGTATCTTTCTGTATGTTAGCTTCTGTATTAAAAAACCAACCATTAGTCATTCCATTATTAATAAAGTATTCTTCTTTACTTATAAGGTCAGCTAGTAAGACTGTTTCTTTTAATCCTATGTTCTTAGCTAATGTTTTGTTTACTACTAAAAATGCAGTACTACTTAATAATTCTTTCATATTGTTATAATGTCTATAGAGTAATCATATTGTTTTAATGAATCTTTAATTATATCAATATTTTTTGAGAAATCCAAATAGTTAGTAGGTACTAAGTATTTACACTTACCACTTATTACTTTAATCTTTACTTGTGGTTTAGCTACAATCTTAACACCTGCATCTAACAAATGTCTTATCATTTCTTCTTTTTCAGCAAATACTAACTTTATCTTTTCTAGTTCGTTGTATGCAGTAAACACTTTATTAAACGTATCTCTATAAACTGGAAAACTTGCATAGTTTTGTTTATGTGTGTTTCTGTAATGCATAACAGAAGTACGATCCTTTTTAATTATATCTGCAATTATAGTAACGTGAATGTCTTTAGTTAATATACCTATTACAGTAGCTACCATTCTAGGTACTAATATCTCTTGCTTTCTAGTCTTATAAGCTAAAGAACCTTGTTGCAACCCTACTGTGTGAGTAGTAAGGTCGCAAATGGTTTCAAATTTTTCTCTATCTGTCATATTAAAAAGGTAAGTCATCAGATTCATCTGCAAACTTATCGTTGAAAGCTTTAGCAACTTTATCTACTTTCTTTTGCACATCAGTACCCATTACCCAGTCTTTAATTATTTCAGCATTTTTTAACATATCTTCAATAGTGCATTGATTATCAAATTCAACTGCTGCTTTTATACTTGACTGTTTAACTATAAGTAATTGTCTATCATCATTAGAAGAATTAGATGGTGTATAGTTATTAGATTTATTAAAAGATTCAGGTGCAACTGCTCTAGCTTTATTATACTCATGTTGTCCTTGTTCTGTAATTTCATAAGATAATTCCCAACCTACTTTTTGCTCTTTCTTTTTACCTATGTTAATCTTATCTCCATTTTCCATTTCTAAATTATGGTAGAAAGTTGTACCATATTTTTCTGTTTGATGTGGTTTTATACTAACTACAGTTTTGATTTTACTCGTTTTCATATTTATTATTTTAAAATTATTAATTGATTATTGTTTTCTTTATATGCTTCTAACATATCATCTGTAAGATTTAAAGAATAGATACCAGTAATTTTATCAAAGGTATCATCTTCACATCTTTGTCTATCAGTTCCTACTACTACAGCTGTACCATATGCATCTAAATCTAAATCAGCTGTAAATAAAGGTTTGTGATTATGGTCAGTTACTAAATGTTCTTGAGTCTTAGTAGTAGCTTGTCTTACTCCTCTATAGTAATATAGTTTAGCTTGTACGACTTTGTCATCTAATAAAGCTAATCTTTCTTGTCTTTCTTTTTCGTGTTGAATTTGTAACTGATCATATTCTTTATCAGTTAAGGGAGTAGGTGTAGGTATTCTATCCATTATATTTTATCTAATAAACCACCCAACATTAATAAACCTACTGATCCTATACTTACAATTATAAAAAATATTATATTTAATAATATATTTTTAAATCTTTTACTTACTAATCTTAACTTACGTTTTTCTAATACCATTTGTTTTTGTTTTAAGTGGGGGTTTTTACACCCCCTTATTATTTATTTATTTATAAAAGTTTCTGCTTTCCAAGTATGATCAACAAAGTCCCCATCTAATGACATTGTTAAATCTCCTTGTTTAGTTACATAAAATTGAGCATCTTTCCAAATAGTATTTGTTTTTATATGTTCAATTATTTCTGATTTTGTAAAAAGTTTTGTTTTCATTGTTTTTGTTTTTAATTATAAAGCAAATATACAATTAATTAACTTAACAATTAACAAAGTAATTAAATAAGTTATTAACAATTAGAATGTTAATATATGTAAGGTGTTGATTTTTAGTAGATTAGAAGTAGTGTACTAACCTTGCAATCTGTCCTGATTCTTTTGAATGTATAAAACCCTCTACTGCTTTTAGCACTCCAGTAAAACCTTTTCTGCTATGCCAACTATCCGTACCACTAGGAGAACGCATATACTCTACAGTAACTCCTATAAAGTCTTTTGCATCTCTCCACTTGTATTTAATTTTGTGATGTAAATGATGTAAATACCAATATCTATATTTAGTATCAGACCAATCATTTGGTCTTTCATTAGCCATAAGCATAGGAAGATTATCCATCTTTGCACCATCCCCATGTTCTAATCCTATTAAGTTTGATCCATACTTATAATACTTTCTATGTGCTACTGATATATCAAATGTAACATCTTTAGCATTTCTAAACCAACTTTTAAGTGCGTGTGCTAAGTGAAACCCACTTTGATAATCGTGGTTAGACATTGAGTGAACTATATCTACTGGTGCAACCTCTCTAAGTATTTCTACGCATTTGACATATAAATCTAAAGCTAATTCAAAATGTTGCCACCATTTACCATTAACATCTTGCCTTGTACCTGCTGTAGTTTGATTATATACGTTGTCTATATGCAATATATCGTTTCCTACGCAAAATAACACTCTATCTATACTAAACCCTTTAGACTTGCTTAAAAGCCCTGTAACACCCTCTAAAACTCTTTTACAAGCAATCTCGCTATTATATTCATCTCCAGTTTCTAATGCTACTGCAAGTTTACCTATATGAATGTCAGCAGGATTTATTACTAATAGATGTTCTCCCTTAGTTCTTTTAATTGTTGGATATGTAGGTGCGTGGTTATCTATTAAGTTTTTAATATCTTCAAGCAATTCGTTTTGCTCTACACCATAATTTTCTTTTGTAACTATTGAAAACCTTAGTTCTCCTGACATACTTTGCCAATGCTTAACACTAACTATGTCTTTTTTAGATATACCTCTTTCTTTTATATGTAGATCAAGTGCAGTATTACCATTTATGTTTTCTAAGTTTTGCCCTCTGAACTCATTGATTAACTCAACTTCTTCAGAGGACAGTCTTAGTCTTTTTCCTTTTAAGGACAATTTATTTTGCTTCTTTACCAAAATCTTGTAAACCAGTAACACCTAGTAGTGCTAAGATTGACCAAAAAATTTCGCTAACGTGAATTTCATCTACTCCTAAACTTCTTGCTATAAATGGTACAATAATTGCAGCTAATGTGTACCATACTTTTTTAGACTTTAACATTGTTAAGATTAAATAATTTTTCATTTTTATTGTTTTAAATTAATAATTATATGTCCAAATGACATTTTCATCTTTACTCCTATCCATATCAACGTGTATAAATCCTTTATTAAAAGCTATACCCAATCTGTTGAATCCAACTTCTAAAAGTGAATTTATGATTAAAAACCTTTCTCTTGAACCCTTAGGCAAAAAGATATCAACAGCCAATCCTTTACAATGACTTGATCCTACTCTACCTCCTACCTTTAAATTGTGTTCTTTTGTTCTGTAACCACTTAGTATTTTAAATGGTACTTCTGCTCTATCTCTTGCTTTGTCTAGTAGTTTTAAAAATACTTTATCCATATTTTTACCACTATCCTTAAAATCAGGACTGTCAAATTCAGATATTTTAAAATACTTCAAAGTTTATATATTATATATTGCGTAGATTTTAACCCCTTTGATTTCTTTGATTAATTTTTTGTTAGTCTTTTGTACTACTTCTAACTTTTGATAACGAGGATTTTTGCTATTTAGTTTTCTTTTTTT